TTCATCCCCGCGCCGCGTGGGTCGTGCTCTTGGTTCAGAGTATCTGAACTATGACTTCGGCTGGCGGCCTATGGTCGAGGATGCCATGAAACTCATGGACTTTGCCACTTCTTTCGCCGATAGGCTTAAGAGATGGGAAAGACAAGGGAATTCACGGACTATCCGTCGCTCCTTAGTGCTCAGAGACACGACCTCTTCTACCTCTACCTTCCAATATACCAACATCGGCGGTTTTCTTGCCGGTTGCGGTTCATTGGGAACCTGGTATGGGTTTAAAGAGGCGGAAACAACTGTGCACGATAAGATCTGGTACGAAGCCGGTTATCGGCTTAATATCCCTGATCTCACCGTCCCATTCAACTATTACAGGACAATGATAGCGCTTTTAGGCGCGACTCCTTCTCCTGATGTTGTCTGGAAGTTGACTCCGTGGTCGTGGTTGACCGGATGGTTCAACAGCTTCAATGACGCTGTTTCGAACACATTCGATCCGATAGGAGACTACTTCGTGGCAGCCTATGCCTTCGTAATGTTTCAGTCCCGAGTAGAAACGCGCGTAACTGTGCGAGCCTCTCAGGATTCGACATATTATGGAGGGCCATTCGACGTTACCGTCGGTGGTTCCATGGGGTACGAGACTAAGTACCGCCGCGCAGCTAATCCCTTTGGGTTCGGCAACACCTGGGATGGGCTTAGTGCCCGCCAGATTGCTACCGCTGCAGCCCTGGGCATTTCCAGGGCATAGCGCCCCCTGTTGGGCGTGACGTAGTCGGGACCGTAGTGGCCCGTCTACCCCTCACCTTGAGGAGTCATCCCGTATGGCTTTTTCCGATCCACAGTCCGTAACCGTGAACGCGGTTGCTCAGTCGCTCCCCCGCATCTCCAGCAATGGAGCTTCGAGTGAGTACCAGAAGGAGGACGCCAGCTACAAGCTGACGATCTCCCGTGTCGCCGGCAAACGCCGTCGGTACATGGTTCGACTGGATGCGCGCCGCATCGCCGCTGACCCTTTGGTCAGTGCGAATAACAGGGAGTACACGATGGCCGCTTATATGGTCATCGACGTTCCCCCCACGGGCATCGGCTATACGAATGCCGAAGCTAAGGACGTTGTCCTCGGGCTCACTGCCTGGCTTACGTCAGCCAATGTGCTCAAGGTAGTTGGTAACGAGAACTAACTCGTTCCCAGCTGGTTGGTCGGTTTAAAGCTAACCGCATACGGGGTGGATGGCCACCTATTTGTGTAGGGACCATGAAAAGCCATATTTGGCTTCTCGAGGCGCTTCTTCGCGATTCCGCGATGCAGTGCTCGGTGCCACCCAGTGAGATTGAGCGCGATTTGCGCACAATCTCACATCGCGTCAAATCCGAAGGCGTGTCGTTTCTGACGATCACGCTTCCGGCCTTCGACAGTTTCCTTTTGCAGGGACTGTCAAAGGGGTGCTTGGCGTCTACAGGATGCCCGGGTTTCCGGTCATCTCGTGGTCTCCCCTCATTTTTGAGAGGTTTCCTACGTCAAGTCTTTGACGCTAGCGGCAAGTTACTCGATGAACCTTGCGTTACATCGGTCGCATGTCTACATCAGATATGCCTCACCTTCAAGAAGGTGAAAGCCCAATGCAGTGATGCTAGGGTGTCCGCTGCAATGCGTAGCTACATCGAGGTCGACCGCGACCTCCCCGGCCCTGAGGCCGTCAAGGCAGGTCTTGAGGTGGACGGGATTAAAGTCCCATCCATCTCGGATTTGTCCACGGCCTTTCGTATCTTGTATTCTCGAGCGCTTCTCCCTCTCGATCGTCAGATCTTTGAAGGGGAACGCTTGAACGCAAGGCACGGAAAGGGTGCAACCGCCGAAAAGGTCATGTATAATGACAAATTCAGGTGGACGCAGTGGACTGAGAGACTCGACAAAGTCTTTTTTCCGGATGCGTACGTCCATGCTATGGAGCACGCTTCTGGGGAGACTTTGGGCTTCTCTCAACTTCCATTGGAAGCGGTAGCCCCGGAACACGAAACGCCCGTAAGGGTTATTCACGTTCCGAAAACCATGAAGGTACCTCGGATCATTGCTATCGAGCCTGTCACGATGCAGTATATGCAGCAAGGCTTGCTCGACGGCATTACCAAAGGGATAAGACGGTCCTATATAGGACGGTCCACCCTCTTTGACGATCAGAGCATCAACGCAAGAAGGGCCTTGGAGGGCTCGAAAAATGGTTCAATTGCCACTCTCGATCTCTCCGAAGCTTCTGATCGCGTCTCCTTCTGGCTTGTCGAGTCCCTTGTTAAACCAACGTTTCCACATCTCATGGAAGCCTTGGATGCAACTAGGTCTCGACGTGCGCGAGTGCCAGTGCATGAGCCCTTACGAGGGCGCCCTGAGCACTCTGGTCTTCCAACGGCTCCCCACCGACTATGTCGAGGGACCGATTGCCGAGTATGTTCGGATACTGAATGTGAGTCGTCTAACGACGTCTCTCATGCAGTCCAACATCGCAGACGAGCTTGTCAAGGTGACAAGTCTCGAATGGTGGCAAGCAGACCGACTCGTCCGTCAACTCTCATCGAGTTGCGGAAGTTTGCGTCAATGGGCTCGGCTGTCTGCTTTCCTGTCGAAGCAATGGTCTTTACGACGATTGCCTTCGTAGGGATTGCCGTTAGCCGCAACGTGTCGCTAACACCACGTCGAGCCCGAGAATGGGCTAACGACGTGTCCGTCTTCGGTGACGATATTGTAGTCCCCGTTGACGCTGCACCGACTGTCGCTTTCCTCCTCGAGGCCTATGGTCTCAAGGTGAATTACCGTAAGAGCTTCTGGACTGGAAAGTTCCGGGAGTCCTGCGGTACCGATGCGTTTCAGGGAGAACGGATAACTCCGTCCTACCTAAAGACGCTCGATTGGGGCGACAGGCGCGCTCTGAACTGGTTAGCGCTGTGGGTGGAGTTTTCCAACGGCCTGTATTCTGCAGGCTTCTGGGAAACCGCCCGTATCATACGGAAAAGGATATCCCGTTTGGGATTCCGTATCCCTATGGTTTCAGCGACCAGTCCAGCTATCGGCTACCACAACATACGTGGTACGTATGAGTGGACCGGTTGGTGTTCCTTAACTCAGCAACCGCTAGTTAAAGCGCACCTTCACCGTTCTAAGAGGAAAGAAGACCCCTTAGATGGTATAGCTGCACTACGGAAGGTTATGACGACGGCCTTTAATGAAGAGCCGGCTCATCTCCTTTCGAGCGCGATACGTTCCTCTTCCGTAAGCATGCAGAAGAGGTGGACACGGCCCTATTAGGGCCGGAGGGTTCGAAAGAACCAG